TTCCTCACTCCTCGCCCGATCATCGGCGGCATGTATTACTTTTAACGCCCGTTACCCGGCGGCGGCTCGCTCTACTGAGCTAAAACAGGATTATTGACCTCTTGCATTATCTGCGCGGTTTCAGCCTGTTTCTTATTCGCTGACATTTCCTTGTCGAATGTCTCTGCTGTTGTCTTTTCTATCTCAGTGACAAAAGCTTGTTTCTGTAAATCTTGCTGTTCTTGCTGCTGCTGAGCCATTGCAGCTTTATCCTCATCGCTACCACCACGCATTTTCTCAAGAATCTTGTCTTTATTGCGTAACTGTGAAGCCTCAACCAACAAGTCGAACCCTATTGCCTGTGGGTTAGCTTGATACATCATGGTTAACTGCTCAAACTGTTCCTGTTGGATTGTCACGGTATCAGGTGCGTCTGCAAGGATAATATCAATATCTATCTCAGCAGGCTGGTTCTCAACTCTCGACACCATCTGCAATCTAGGATCATTAGCGAACTCTGGGGGGATAGCGCCCATTTCCTCTTCAACAGCCTCCTGCACGCTTACAGGCTTGTTTAAGCCTACGAAACGTGTGTTCTGTTCGTCATCAGTTACACGAATCCATCTCTCCTCAGTCCAGAACTGCTTTATCCTATTCCAGAACGAAGTATATATTCTATGTTCCCACTCTCGCTTTCCATCTTGCAAGTGGGTGATTTCCATCTGACCACCAGACTGCTGAGCTAATATAGCGCGGCCTGATAATGCTTTTTCATTGCTTCCGGTTAGACTTGCGTTAACGCTGGTCTGGTCAAGCTCTGACTTAGCTTCTTGCAACAAAGAGAACTGACCATTAGCCATATCACCCGTGGGAAGAATGCCAAAGTCTTCACCAAAGCGAGTCTGACCATTTAACTCAACATGACCGTCAGGCTTGGCTAATTCTGCTTTAGCCTTTCTCGATCCATCAGGCAGAGCTTTGTGATTGCCATAAGTCTGCCTCTGACTCAACAAATGAAGCATTTTAGATTCACGCTTATTCACAGCGTCTTGCTGCTCAATCATAAACCGGACTTCACCAAACCGATTACCTTCACGATCTACATAAGCAGATTGCATCTTAATAGCGCACTCATGCTCATCATTCTCATCAATGTAAGCGCTAGGCGCAGGATCAACTAGGAAACCAGCCTTTGTGAATATCGCGTAATACACCTCAGATTTATGCTCAAAGTATATTTGCACCAACCTTACACGCTTTCGCTTTGAGTCTACCCAATTAACAGGCTTGTCCTCATATGTATCATCTACACCAGATGAGAAGCTGGATTCGAGTAAGTCAGCTTTACCAGGGAAATCAGAAATAGCGTCATCAATGTCCTGCCAGATGACAATACCTTTATATCGAGCATCTTCAAAATCTAAACGCCTTGAGTGATAATCCCAAAACAAACGGTCTACGCTAATCTGATTGCATTCGATTTCTCTGACGGTCTTGCCACGCTTCTCAGCTTTGGTAATAATGACTTCCCCACCGCCAACACCCTCAACCAGGTAATTATCATAAAACGCTGAGCGCTCCTTATCTAAACGGGTATTGTCTGCAACAAAACGAAGCGCGTCTGTTGCTGCGTCTGCGTCATCTTCATGGTCTGGTGTGCGGGGATATGCTTTAGGGTCTGTTCTTGACTGTCTTTCTAAACCGCGTAAAAAGTTAACCTTCTTACGGATTCGATTGTTTATTGTTGGAGGTTGTCCGCGCTGACGTAGCACGTTTAATTCTTCGTCAGTCCATTGCTTGTGATCCGCATAGTCACGGTCACGTTCCATTAAAGCCCTCGACTCCCTTGATTGCTCCTCAAAGTCCTCAAAGTAACCTATAACGGTTGTTAATAGGTCATCGCTTGATATTTCTTGTTGTTCTTGTGCCTGTGGCATTAATAATAATCTCTATCTCACGACAGTAATTGAATGTATTGTACCATTAATTGATTGGAGCGCAACTATACAGCTCCTATGTATCTCCAGAAATCAAAAAGCAGCGACTCATAAGCCTTATTAGAACCAGAAACAGTAAATGGGAATTTATCGGTCATACGGCGATACTCATGCCCGTCTACACCACCAATGGTTATTTGCACTCCGCACATATCATATTCTTTGTTTTCATCATAACCCTCTACAAATAACGCGTATCTTGATGGCTTAACAAAACTAAAATGTTGTGGCTCTATCATCATATCACCTTCCAGTTATCGCCTTCATCTTGCCTGTCGAATGCTCTGTCCCAACTATCGCGCTTCTTGGTCATCTTCTCAGGCGGTTTAAGCTCATAAACTTGGTCTATCAATCTGCCCATCAATCCGCATACGTCTACTTTATCATCAAACGCACCAGCGGGGAATTTAATCAATTGCCTGATTAGTTCATCACCCCAGTCGCATAGAGGGACATAAACCATACCAAGTTTCGCCATAGCCTGAAATGATCTAGCATTAGTCGCCTTATCGCCTACGTGACTCATAGGCTCAAGATCAATGTAAATACGCCTCTGCCTGCATCGCTTATTCAACCAGGGCTTCACAGCTCGTTTAATCTGCCCGACCTCAGCGCCCCAGATAATTGGATCATGCTTTTTAACCAAGTCTAGCAAGTCATCAACCCACACATCAGACTCCTCCTGGCCGCTTATCCAGTCGAGTAGATATAAATCGCCTTCTGGACATACGCCAGCCACGCCCTGTTCAGTGAAGTCTCCGCCGCCATCTGTTACAGCGTAATCACTTGCGCCAAACTTAACGATATAATCTGGTTCTTCGCCTAATGGGTAGCGATTGAACCATTCCTTCTTAAAATACGTACCTTCTTCTGCTGTTGGTGTCTGTTGGTACAAAGCAGTCCAGTTACGTGTATCTTCCTGCATCTGAGATCGCTTAGTCTCTGCCCAGTAATCAGGCGTGAACCAATCAGGCCACAACCATTCGCCTTCTTTACGCCCTAGCGGGTCATTCTTACCTTCAACAGCTTCCGCTTGCAATGATATTACAGTCCACTCCCTGCCATCCTTACCAGTAAATATACCGCTTTCACCATTCCAATCTTCCGGCAATAAGCGACCAGATAGGTCGTCATCCACCCATCGAGTCTGAATAATCACCTGCGCAGCATTAGGCTTTAAACGTGTAAGGAAATCAGACTTGTACCATTGCCAGGTGTCGTTTTTAACAGTATCAGAGTCAGCCTCTTTTCTGCCTTTGACCGGATCATCAATCAACCCTAAGTCGCCACGCCTACCAGTTACGCCACCACCAACGCCTACAGCGAAATAAGTACCGCCATCCTTTGTCTCCCATTCTCCCCTTGCTCTGGAATCCTCAGTAAGCACCAACTCAGGGAATACGTTTTTACTTTCCTTTGAGTCTACGAGGTTACGAACCTTGCGACCGAAGGCCGTGGCTAAGTCTCCACCGTATGATGAGCAGATAATAGACTTCTTGCCAAGCCTGCCAAGGTAGTAAGCTGGAAAGCGAACAGAGGCGTATGTTGATTTGGCTGAGCCTGGAGGCATAAACACCATGAGATTGCGTATCTCGCCATCGACAACCTTATCTAGGGCATTACATAACAGTTCATGGTGGATTGCAGGCGGCTCGAATGGAGCGACATAGCGGCAATACTCAGTGAGTGACTTTCTTGCCCGCTTTCGCTTCAGGAGTTCCTGTAGAAGCTCCAGCTCCATGGAGTTCGCTGATTCTGTTGATAAGCTCTGCTTCTGTGAGTTCGCTGGCATTGTTTGTAGCTATCTCCCCGCTGTGCTCTACAGCAGATAAGTCAGGCAATGTCTTCTTAATTAATCCTAATGCAGCAGTTACCTGTGATTGCGTCATCAGGTCTTTATTGATAACAATACCGTCTTCTATCTCTGGTTTAGCAACTATATGTTTTTGCAATCGTTTAACGATCATAGTTGTCTTTATCCTTAGACGGGTGTTTTCGCTTAATCCTTTTCTGTTTCTAGCTGGCATTAGAATCTCCTGTTACGCAATACGGCCTGCTCAAAATCGATAATCTCATACAGCCTTTCTGTGTACTTAATCACAGCCTCTACAGCATTACGAGCAAGGAAATAACTAATCATTTCGCGGCACTGGGATTTATTTGCCTTATCTAGCTCAATTATCACGAGCAATAGTCCGAAATAGCGCCTTTCTGGTTATCCCTGACTATAAGCGTGATGCTTCTCTCCATCGTGTCACCTGATGCCAATGTAACCTTGTTTGTGAATAGGTACTTAGACGGGCTTCCAGATAGCCTAGCGCTTGCTTCTGTGGTCGTATTTGCCTCGTTTGCCACTGTTCCGCCATTCTCAGCAATCCATGTGCTTGTCGCTATGGTGTCAGCGTCTAGCATTCCAGACCAGTTAACGGTATAGGTAATAGCGGCGTTCTCAGCCTGCTCTACCGTCATTTCCTGCTTTAGTGCGTTTAATATTTTATTGTGCATGGTTTAATATACCACAAAAGTTACGAATAAGGGATGAGGCTCAGACTTAACTGGCCTCATCAGATCACCTCCA